TCGCTCATCGTATCGAACGGCTTGCCATCTTTTAACCCTCCGATATAGCACACGCCTACGCTGTCCTCATTGTGTCCTTTCGTGTGCGCCCCCACCCTATCCACTGGACGCCCTGCCTCAATAGTGCCGTCCAACTTTATTACGTAGTGGTAACCAATGTCCGACCAGCCCCTTGCCTTGTGCCACGTCCGTATGTCTTCCGCGTCGAAATCCCTGCCCGCTTCCGTAGCGGAGCAATGCATAATGATACGAGTTATTTCTCTCATTGGAAGAGTGTTTTGATATACGCGGCTATAGAAATAAACATAGCGCCGACACCCGTCCAAAACCTTTTCTCTAAGGTTGCGAGGCGTTGCCCGTGCTCGTCATTTTTTTCTTTGACTGCATCGAGCTTTGCTTCGATCCTCGATAGGCTTTGCATCATTTGGGTGAAGTCGTCTCTCATCGTTTAGTTTATGAATGAACGCCTTTAGTTTGCGCTCGTTCTCTTCTCTGCTTTGCCTCAAGTCGTGGAGTATATTTCGGATACAAAGCCGCTGGTGCTAATTTGGAAACCTTGCGTATACTGCGGGCGCTTTGCCGAAATTCTGTTTTCCGTGTTAGTGCCATACTCAGGTAGGCTCGCGCTATTGTTCGCTAAATACTTGCACATCTGCTTCAAATAGAACTCCGCTTTGTTTCGTGCATCTTCGCGCAAGCGGTGCAGCTCGTCAGGACTAATAGCCAAAGTTCCTTCGGGCGCGTTAATTACAAGCCCGCCGTTGCGAAGTTGTACGTGCATGGTAGGCAATAAGTCCACCAATACAAGCCAGCAAAGCGCCTTTCGTACATAGGAGTTCACTAACGTCGCGTAAGCTCCCGCTAAAGTTCCTGCTTGCGCTTTGGTTTTGATAGCGTCGAGAAGATCGGATCCTAACCACTGCTGGAGGTGTATATCTTGCGCTGCTATAATAGCGCTATCAAACTGGTCTTCCTGTACTTGCCCGTTTAGTTGGGTGATTCGCTTCAGGTAGTTAGAGTCAAGTAGGAGTATTTCAGCCATTATCGAGGAGTTGTAAAGTTGCGAGGAGTAAGGAAGCCACGGTTGACCATATCGCGAGGACGTTTAGCAACCTTCGGATCATTCACAGGCAATCGCCGCCCATCGCGCTCGGAAGCTGGAAGAGCGTTAATAATGCGCCTCGCTTCGTTTACGCTTATTTTCTTGTTGTCTTTTCTTAGGTAGGTTTGCCTCATCCAGTAGTGGCGACATGATCCACCCCCTTTGTATAAAAACAAGTCGTAGGTGTCTGCTCCACCCGGCCCCCATCCTTTATTCACACCTCGCGAGCTTGCCGCTTGGATGTCCTCTTTGCGGTACACCTTGCCCGCGCTTACCATCTTCGAGCAAAATTCGCGGCTCTTATTGTCGCTGACTGAGGGCGCGTACTTGTAGCGGGTTTTAATAATGTCAGTATCCTGTTCGCTCTTGCCATTGGGGTTGCTACTTGGTACGCTGGCAAACGTCCAAAGCGCATCCAAAGACGACTCAAGCTCGTAGTCAACTTCCCGCTCGTCGATAAGCTCCCACTCTTCGCCCATTTCCTCGCCATTAAGAGCTTCAAATACGTCTTCTGGTACTCTTGGACTCTCGATAGCTTTTAACGCCTCCTGTGGGGCTGTAATCGCTTCGTAAATAGGACGCGCTCCGCTGAGGTCGTAAAGTGGGTACAAAGCGCTCGTTACAATTCTTTGGAAATTACTTACTACTTGCTCGTCAAACAGCTGCTTTGCTACTTCAAGTTCTTGCGTGTTTCCAAGTTGCCCCGCCGTCTTCACGCCAAACATAGCCGAAGACACTACGCGGTGTCCGATCATGATTTTGTCCACGCATTCACGTGAAAGAAATTCGTACTGCTTATCCGCGTCCGAAAGTTGGAAAGTGTCAACGCTCGGTTTACGGTCAGGATCGTCAGAAAAGGTTACCCAAAAGTTCCCCGCGTTACCTGCTCCCGCCGCTTCGCGTTGAATTTGGTTTTTGATAGCTCTTTGCTCCTCTTCGGGCGGTATGCCGTTAGCGAAGTGTACAGCCATCGAAGTCATGAGACCGTTTCGGATGTTGTTGATATGGAAAGTTCCAATTTCAGGCTCAAGCTCAATGTAAGGCAAGCACCCAAAATAGTCGGGCTTAGGATAAGAAGCCGATCCGGGTGAAAAAGGTTTAACGTACAAAACCTGCACGGGGTTATCAATTCTGCTTTCAGGGTTGAAACGAGTTAAGCAGGTCGGCTCCACCATGCGGTCTGACCAGTCCGTAGAATAGTAAAACTCCTCGGTTAATTCCGTCTCTTCGTTTACCTCTCCACAGCGAATATTTTCAAAAGGCAAGTGTGAAACGTTAGCTATGGTTTCCCTATCCAACGACCAATTTATTTCGAACGCCATCCCGCCTTGTATCTTCAAGTCGAGGGTTGCTTTTCTTAGCTCATCTTCCAAGTTCCACTTCTCATAAAGCAAACGACTCTCAAGGTCAGATGGCACAAAACCTTCTCCGTATATCATGCCCGCAATAGTCGTACACAAAGCGCGGTGAGTGGGCGAGCCGTTGTATAGTTCAATCAAATAATTAGGGAATAAATTATCATCCCCGTATTTGATGAAGTCGCCGTTGCTTTTCTCGGAGTAATCGCGAGGAGCGTAACCGCTGAGGGCTACGTTCAAGAGTTTAGTTTCCATAATATACGAAATTTTCTGAAGCCGCTATTGCTGGGGTGGTGGTAATGTCAACGCCGAAAATATACAACAACCCTTGCTCGACTTTTGCAGTAGCTGAATCAGGATCCAAATTAGTAGCCGAAGATTGGACGTAAACTTCGTACTCGTAGTAACCCGTCTCAGTCAAAAGGACGTTGTTCACGTCGTCCGTGTTAGTATACACTTCTACAGCTGTATATCGTGGGTTATCGAACGGCGTAACAGCTACGAAATAATGCGCCTCGCCGCTCATGCGGTGCGTAAACTTGAACAGGTAGTGCGTGTAATCATAATCCCTCGCGCTTTCTTGAAGGGTAAGGTATATGGTTTGCGCTCCTGAATAGTTAGGTAGGAGTTGTATCATATCAAATGAGCTTCGGGTACTATCTCGTCCATTTCGAGTGTTTCTACTCCATTAACGAAATAAGGGGTAACATTTACTTCCGTTTTTATGTCTGCTATATATGTTCCCTCCATCGTTTTAACGTGAATACCTGTAATTTCAAAAACTTTATTTTGGCTGTACCCGTCTAACCCTTTCTTCCTATTATTCCACATTATAGTAACGCGGTCGCAAATATTGCGCGACATAAATCGACCAGCTCCGCAACGATAGCCGCGCAACTCCCAACCTCTTCTCGATTCACGATTGAAGAAATAAAGATTTTCAAAAGCGGCAAATTCCGTCTTTTTCATATACCCCAAAATAACCTCCGCACCTTTGGGTAAAAGGAAGTCGTCGCTACCAAGTTGAAGCATCCAGTGCCACTTGTCGCGCTTCATGATCTCAAAAAGCGCTTGATTTTTTTCACCTAAAGTTCTGTTCGTTACCCAACAAACTCGAAACCCGAATTTTTGCGCTAAATCCTCGTGTGCCTGTTCCGAAACTCCGATATAAGGAACTAACTCCACACCATGTTGCGCGACTTCATTTATGTTTCTTTTTATGCCATGATATACCGCCTCTGTTAATTCGAGGCGCTGCCAAACTGGTATGTGTAGTGCAATAACCATATTGCTAAGTAAAAAAAAAGGGCGACAAAACTGCCGCCCCTTTTCCGTATTTCAAACCAATTTAAGAACCAGCCGTTAAGGTTACGTTCGCTCCGCCCCCATCGGTAAGGAAAGGTGCGGGGATAGCTTCCTCAGCGGTAAAGGTCAACTGGTAGCCGTTTAAGTCGCCCGTTGCCGTTCCCGTTTGATGAGTTCCGCCCGTAAGCTCCACCCCACGACGTAAGCCAGCGATAAAATAGTTATCGTTGTTGTCTTGGACGAGAATACAAAGCCGACCCTTTGCGAGATCGTACAGCTCTGCGGTATCTGCTGCCACCTGCTTAGGTAGCGTTACGCTAATTTCTTGAGCATAGAATACCGTTCCATTCTCTACCGAAGCCGTAACGGTCTCAGTAAAATAGGAAGAGTTCTTGGTTACCTCGAAGCTATACAAAGTAACGGCGCTTGCAGCGTCGTCAATAGCTCCAGCGGTAACAGCACCCCAGTCGTCTGAATTAAACTCTTTAACGTAAATACGCTTGACGCCTCCGATTGCGTCCTTGCAAGGAAACGCCCGCCCACTAATAGTAATTGAACAAGCCATGTTTGCAAGGGATTAAGAAGCGCGACGTACAACAGCCAAAGAATCGAGGTCTACAATTTGCGTACCTGCGGTGAAGGCAACCATACCGCGTACAACATCCTCCAAAGTGGACTCGTTCAAATCCACCACAGCGGCTTGCGTTGCAAAGTCGTTACCTGTCAAGTCAGTACCGAATACCAAGTTGTCCCAACGTGAGAAAACGAAGGTATCGTCAGCCATTCCGCGAGGGGTTACAATTTGAACACCTGCATACGAGTCAGCTGCTTCCAACAATGCTGGAGTGTGTCCGCTTCCGCTCGATCCAGTTGCGAGGTACTGGTAGTACAAACGCTTGCTCTTTGGGCTCATGTAAATGTAAGCGTTCTCATCGCCATACAAAGCCGAAGGTGCATCCTCTAACAAAGTGTTCAAACGTGTGGCAATGTTGCTCACCGTACTTGCACCGCCTACCAAGTTCTCATAGGTTGGTGCACCTGCAACGATTTTCGCGTTGAAGCCGTTAAAGCCCAACTTCGCGTTTCCGTCGATACCGCCGTCCGTGTAGTCGTAATATCCCTGCCACAAGTTTTGCTCCACGTCTTGCGCGGCAATCTCTGCGATATAGTTCAACATCGCCTCCTTTGTGTCGGCGGGAGCGAAACGAGAATCGCTCATCAAGTCTGCTTCCCAAGTCGCCGCCAAATCTTTTTGGCACAACTCCAATTTGATTTCGAGCTTGGTAGTAGCAAGCAAAACCTCAGCGAGCGTGACGCCGCTTTGACCAACAAAGCCGCAAGTACGCGCCTGAATTGCGCCGCCTGAAAACTTCCGTAGAGCAAGATCTCCGACGACATTGGGTCGAACGTCGCACCATCCATTAACGATAGTGTCTGCCGCCATGATAGCGGGCTTAACATAAGGGAGTGCAAGTTTACCTTTGTAGCTTCCTGCACCAGCTGTAATAGTAGCCATTTTTATTTAGATTTTAGATATTAGACAAGGCACGAACGCGCTGCTTCAGCGGCATAGTAGCGAGTTCTTCGCGTGAAAACTTTTGCTTCGATTCCACCCGCGCCAGTTTAGCGGCTGGTTGTGCGCTGAGCTTTTCAATTTGCTCTTCTTTCGCTTGAAGTTTTTCGGCAAAGTCCGCGCTCAATTGCGTAGAAGCGGCTTCCACTGCTTCGGCAATCATTTGAGCGACGTCTTCACGGCTCAAAGTTTGAGGTTCTGCCGACATTTCTTCGGCGGGTTCTTCGGTGGGTTCTTCAGCGGCTGCTTCAGGTGTTCCCATAGCAGTAATTACACCCTCTGCAACGGCAAAAGCTGTACCATCTTCCAAGACGTAATCACCGTCGGGAAGCGGGATTTGCTCTCCTTGGTCATTAACTACGAAAACGTCCGCACCTTCCGCGAATGATTCCGCGCTGGTTTGGATTTCTTGCCCGTTCTCAAGCATAGCCGCCGCCAGTTGTTGCGGCTGCTCTTCGGGTTTGGTTTCTTCGGATAGCTGCACAGCTAAATTGTGCACCATTTCCGCGACTCTTTCTTTAAGTGTCATAGGTTAGATATTTAAGGTTTAACGATTCTCTTGTACTATCTCTGACAAGGTGCGCTCCATTTCTATATAAGTCCTGCATACCGCATAGCGCTGATCCTCTTCTGGGTACTCCGTGGAAAGCTCAGACATACACCGCGAAAGGAAGTCATCTTCTGACTCGCTTGGTTTTTGCTCAATAAGTTCTTCTTTGCTTTCGAGGCGCTCAGAAAACTTGCCTTCGATGCTGAAGCCCTGAAGTCGTCCCGTCTTAATAAAGTCCTCCCATACTGCGAGGTTATCGACTTTCATGGTTACTACCCACGTGCCAGCGTCGTACTTCATGCCATGCAAGGCCGACTTGTCAA